AAGATTGTACAGCACAGTTGGGTCTACCGGTTTACCCGGCATCAACCCGTTCTTTTTCATTGTTACGCTTGAGCAGTTCGCTGGTCTTGGTCTCACAACCAACATGACTCAGTGGAATGCTTATATGCACGCCATGAATGGAAATGGGAAGAAACAAAAAGGACCTTGGGTTCCAAAGCCTGATGAGGATTCAGATGATTCAGAGCGAGCTGACGCGCCGCCTGTTGATCCTGGGACCGATCATGGCATTCTGTTGAACCCCGAGCTGTTTGAGTGGAACGCCGAAGTCGAAGAGTGCGAACCTCCACGCGCTCAACCAGATTCAAAAAAAGGCAAATTGAAACCGAAGAAGGAGGAGAAGGTGATCTCCGGAGTGAAGAAGCGGAAGGGCAAGAAGATTGGTGGAAAGCAAGGATTGGGTTATCGAAACCACAGCTTTGAGGAATCAGCTGGACAGGGTTCTTCTGGGCGGGTCACACTTCCAACACAAAGACCCCTTATTGAAAACCATGTTGATGGCCTAGTTTTTGTTTCCAACAACCCTGATTGCATGGCTCACCACAGTGGACTTCAACCCAGTGTTCAACCTATGAAACCTGACCACCCTTACTGGATTGGCGAGAAGAGGTCGAAAGCTTTTGAGCGGCATCTCGAAGGTTTTGACCTAACTATGCCAAAGAATCGGGTCTATGGTTTCCCAGTGATTTCCTGGGCTTACAAGGGCAGATCGCACCCCAACCAGTTCCCACAAGGAACGTTTGTCCTGCGACAGGAGGATCTTAAGGGAGGGTTCATTACCTACCTTTGCAAACCTAAAGGCCCTGTGCAAGTACCACCTGTTGAGCCACCTACACGGGATATTCGTGTGCCTGAGCGTGAACCAGCACCGATTGCCCGAGTTGTTCTTCCTCAACCTCCTGCGGTTCCTCACTTCGCCGCACCTGCAGCCCCTCCTCGTGCTGCCCCTCTACCTCCTCTTCCTCCACTCCCCCCCCCTCCTTTGCCACCTTTGATTGATCAGAGGATTATGGTGGCACCAGCGGCTGTCTTCGACGTCGCCGCAAATGACTTTGAGCGCGTCTTGATCCATGCACAAGACTTCTTCAATTTGAACAGACAACACATCTTGCCAGGTGATGTCCAGGCCATTGAAGATTTGATTGACGCAATCACTGTCTTGGGGGAGGCCGCTGATGGAGCAGCGCCTGTCTGTGCGGGTCTTGGTCTTGAATTCCTGAGCGGTCGACGCTTGGAATTGATACGCGAACTACGAGAAAGACTGACCCGCGCGGACCCAACGTGGGCACCCGTTGTGAATGGCTTTCGAGCTGTTCCACTTCTTCCAAGAGTGCCAAGGCCCAGAAGAGCCAACGTCCATGTGCTGAGGCTGCCCAACACTGAGGCAGCCGCTCGTACCCCGTTTGCTAGGGGACGGACAGTTAAAATTTATTTGGACGGAACAAATGCGCCTTTTGAGAAGACAAAGGGGTTCTCTGAGTGGTGTAACTTTCGACGGCGTGCCATGGACGTAGAGGCATGTCGTAAACACATGGTGCAATGGATTATTGATTCCATTTACGACCAGGTTGACCCGATTTTCTTGGGTCGACAAAGGTTCGTCAACAACCAACCCGAGCCGGTAGACATTGGCAACGTTCTTCACACTACCATAGCCCAAATCATTGGGCTAGCGCAACACCAGATGAACGAAGCTCATGAAGCCTTCAAATCGTGGCGGTTTGATTTTTGTATCACTGACCCGAGACATGATTGGTTTCTAGATGATTACTGGCCTGTGTGGTTCCATGATGCCTTGAACAAGCTTGGGGTTCGACTTGTCCCACCTAGACTTGATCGTCAGGGACAGACAGACAGCTATCGTTTTAAGGTGTCACAGCGCCATTATGATTGTTGCTTCACCAGAGACGGTGATGACGAGACAAAGGGTCATAAACAAAGATGATGATGACGGCAACCCAGGTCCTGATGAAATAACAAAAGATCTTACTGTCATTCGACGACAAGCGGTCTTTAAGTATGACTCCGCCTATTACAGAAGCAATTTTGATGGTGAGAGTGAACCTGAGAGGTTGACCGGATTTGTGACCATGAAACATATGACCGCCAGGCTGGTTGTTCCTGGGGCCACAGGTGTGTCCAGCGCACGTTACTATCTTTACGACCACAAAGTGTCAAACGATCGCACCATGGAATCTTGCACCTTCACGGACATTTCCGCATATGCGTGCAATTCTGCCAATCGACTTAGAGGTTGCTATGACAAGTTTGCTCGTCACTGCAACAATCTCTTACCTGGTGTGGATTATATGGCTACTAGTTGGTTGTTTTGTCGTGACTTGCCTCAGATCCTGGGTGTTGATATGTGTGAAGATTTTTCAGAGCTGCCTGTGTGCTATCAGCCCATGGCCGCTGTTCCTAGAAACGTGGCTCTTGCCGTAGCTTCGATCATAACCACTCGTGCCATGAGTGATGATTTGGTCAATACCATTAATGCTAGAGTCGTTCAGGAATTGAAGAAAGAGAAGATCTACACAACAACACGACAGTTGATTTCAATACAGACTGGACTGCTTGAATTGTTTCGTTTCGAACTGAACCGTGCAGGCGTTGACAGGAAGAGGTTTGTGGATGGGGGCAAGCATGCCGTCCCCACTCACATGCAACCACCACTTTACTAGGGCCCCGGTGTTGTTGGAGGCGATAACCACTCTGTCGCATCGCGCTTCAAAACAGGGGTCAACATTTGTGATGCGGCTCTCGAGATTATGAACCTAAATTCACCTTTCTACATGCCGAAGGAGGGTGTTTTTCCTTACAGTGATGTCCAGTACTTGGATAGTATCGAGCATGATTATGGCCCTGAGCGGAAAGGAAAACCAACAGTCTTCAATGACTTGAAACGCCCCTGCCGCCGTTGCCATTTGGACTTTCCAAGAAACGCCAAAACTGGACTGTGTTTCTTTTGTTCACGTGATGACCCTTCACATGGATTGGGGGAACGATCACTCTTGGGGATAGCTGACAAGACGTATGTCGAACTGAAAGATCCCAAGTTTGAACGTAACCAGACCACAAAGGGACCTAGGCTGCCAGGGTATGTTTTGCCCGAGTTTCCTATGGTTGTCACACGCCCCACCATTGGGGCAGAACAGAAGGCTCTCGAGAACCGACAAAATTGCACAGTCCCCCAGGTTGACAAGAAGCTGTTTCATGAGTTTGAAGAGTTTTGTTCCTTTGACCATTTGGATGGTCATCCATTGTTTCCTGAACCTATCATCAAATGTGCCACTTTCCGTGATGCACACAATCATAAGACAGGGAAAAATTGGACTTTCGAAGATTGGAATAGACACTTCCCTCCCGCCAGAAGGAAACAGCATGCAAGTGCAAGGGAACGCTATGAACATTTTGAGGGCTTATCGAAACGAGAAGCTGATAAATGGTGTAGAGTTGCCATGTTTCCAAAAACTGAAAAGTTGGATCAATGTGGCAACGACTATGCTCCTCGGGTCATTTCCGGATTTGACCCGAGAGTCTCTGCTTTCGTAGGCCCTGAGATGACGGTCATTCAGGAGTACTTCCACAGGAACTGGAATGGGATTTCGGTCCCTATTTTGTTGGCAGCGGGCGCAACCACTGCTGACATTTCTTCCATGTACAACCGGATTGTGGATTCTATGGGTGTTTGCTTTGAAACGGATATGAGCAATTTTGACTCAACCGTAGCTGACCCATTTATCAAACTCTGGATGAAATTAATTCGTAACTGGGGGTTTGAAGATTCGCACATGTTCTGGTCACTCAAAGCGGCTCAGAGCAGACCATTGTTTGGGTTTGGGATATGCGGTTCCCGGTTTTTGACCAAGGTGGATGTAAAATCTGGCATGTCAGATACATGTATCGTCAATTCAGTGATGAATGCCATGGTCCATCTATTTTGTGTTGCTAAGACCGGTAAACTTTACGTTAACGGCAAACTGAGCCTAAGGCTCGCACTCGACACTGTCTCAATGGCAGTCATGGGTGACGACAACATGGGTTCGACAACCGTTAAAGATGCTATCCAAATCGCTTACTACATGAAGAAGCTTGGTTGGATTCCAAAGTTCAAGATTGTTGATGATCCTCGGGACCTAACTTTCTTGAATATGATACCCTATCCAATTGAAGGTGGCATTTTGTTTGCCCCCAAGCTTGGGCGTTTGGTTCAGAGACTACCATTCGCCGTGCAGGATCAGGGCGACTGGCGCGCCTACAACTGTGCAATGGGGAAAGGCTTTCTACAATCGTGCGCTCACGTACCAGTATTAAGGGCCTATGTTGCAAGGCTCGCCCGTTGTGGTCAACGAGTGGATGGGAAGAACCACGATCGGGGACTGGAATTGGATGAGGCGTTTAGACGCAGGCACTTTGGTTATGTACAAAATGTTGTTAAGCATGTTGAACCGAAGAGTGCCTGTGTTGAGACGTTCGAGTTCATGTGTCGTAGGTATGGCTGCACCAAGGATGAAATTTCAGCTAAGGAGATCGAGATTGCCAATTGGCCCGACCCTCCTTGTCTGGTGCAGGACTCATTCCTCGCGCGCGCGGTTGGGATTGACCGATGA